CTTGTAATCTTTTTACAATTGTAGCTCTTTGAGCTAGTCTACCAAAGTTTCCAGCTCCGTCGATCTGATTTGGACTTTCTGTTACCCATCTATGTGGATAGTAGTTCTCCATTTCTTCGTCATCACCGGTGCCTACATCTATAAATCTAGGATTTTGAGCATTTAGATCTATGTAATTTTTTTCATATCTTTTTACATTAAATCCGCTGCGACGTAAGTTAAACAATAACATGCCTTTTGGATAAAGATCTGGATCAGGTGCATCTGGATCTAGATAGTTGCTTTCTAATAGTTGTGGTATTGTTCCTACTGGTTGTTGTGTAGGAGTACCGCCATCTAAACCATATCTAGCATCCTCAAAGATAACACCTTCTTCAGTAGTTTGATCAGTGTTATCTTTAGGTGATCCCCATTTGTCTTCAATTGTTCCTACAACAGTATCATCAAAAACATAAATCAATGGATATTGCTCTAGGTCACCAGTTGAAATCCAAATATCACCACTTACTAAAGCGTTACCGTCTGACTGTGTAGTGGGTCTTGTAACTCTTATTTGCGGTCCATTTACATCAGTATTTGGAAACGCATTTCTATAGCCTACCCATGAATTACCATCGTGGTACATTATATCTACTTCGTCTAATGTAGGGCTATACCAAAGTTGTCCTTCTGATGCTTCGTTAAATGGTGCTTCAATGCTTGCAGTATAAACTATCACTCTCCAATTTGTTGCTTGGAATTGCTTTGGAGAAGTTGTAGCGTCAGTACCATCTATATAATCTAAAAAACGCATACTTACTGGATTTGTACTATCGTATGGCACAAACCCTATATTTTCTAACATTCCGTCGGTATCAACAAATTGAATTTCGCCGCCTTCTGAATGACTAATTACTAGAGCAGCTTGATCAGTTGTTTGACATGTAACATTTGGTACATCAGCAGCATTAATTGCATCTGCAATAATGTCTGAGTCGTTAACCGCTGAACCTGCTAAAGTTACTGAAACAGTAACCGGTGTTGAATACCCACTATATGTTGCATCAGTACTCGCAACAGTGAATGTATATGTACCTGCACCCGGATTTGTGCCCGTAACTGAATTTGTAGTAATAGTTGTTGATCCGGTTGCTACACGTTCGTAAATTTTAAAGTTTAACTTAGCAGGATTAGTATTGTCTACATTGACTTTAGTATAAGTAACACCTGTTGCTAAATTAATACCTCCGCCTGAAACATCTAATGCTTCTAAGGCAGCTGCATTATTTTGATATACTAGAGCATCTGTTTCGTCCCATAGTAAAGTTGATGAATTCCATTTCTTTAATGAAATATTCATCCCTCCGTTAGGAACACTTGTTTTGAGCCATACACTGCCGCTCGGTCTAGGATAAGTGTCGCCAGTTTTCCATTCAGGTACTGTAACGTGTCTTGATGCTTGTGTTGTTGGCGGATAATAATTTCCAGCAACTAAACCTAATTCTGTAAGTTTTGCAACATCGCCACCTATTGCAATAGGTCCGCCTAATGAGCTATCATCTTCTCCAGACGTAGAACCATCACTGTAAATTTCTAAATAACCGTCGCGATTAGCTGCTGTTACACCGCTAATAACTAAAGCATTTATATTAGATGCTACTGTAGTTGGGTCTTCTTGATCTACGCTTAGAACAGTGCCGTTAATAGTAATATTTGCTGCACCGGCAGTAAGAGTCGGATTTGCTTTACTTGACTTAACAGTTGGCCAGCTTTTAATCCATGCTGGTGAGCCAATTTCTACCCAAGTACCGCTATAATTTTTATACCAATACTTATTAATATCTGTAACAGACACTACTGCATAGGATCCTATTGCACCTATAGCTCCTTTAGGGGTGTAGTCTTCGTTATCATAATCAACTACATCATTTTGTCTATAAATGGTTATAGGTGCTTTAGTTGTAAATGTCTGTGCATTTGTAGCCGGCTTTGCAGTACCGTTCCATTCTTGAATACCGTACTGTGTATCCGATAAGTCTAGCCATAAAGAACCACCTGGCGGAAATGAAGTTGGAGGGAAAATACTAGGTTCTATTTGAGCTAAGTCTACATCGGCTCTTATAATAAATGCTCTATTACTCACACCTAAATAAGAGTACGCTGCTTGTAAGCCGTATTCGTTAAGCTCGCCACCGTGAACTGGGTTGTTATTGCTATCTACTTCAAATATTGGATCGCCAAAAAAGTCAGCTAGTTCGCGTTGGGAACTAATCAAATAAGGTTTTCCTGCGTTTTCGCTCAAAGTACCTTGTGCTATGCCAGTATTAGAAGCATTTGCTTTGTTCTCTCTACTAGCAACAAATATCATTGGTATTGTGCCAGGTTCAGCTGGGGTGTAAAAACTCTCGTCTATTACTTGGACCTGAACGCCGGGTGATACTAATCCTGCCATGTTATTTCTCTCCTAATGGGTTAAATATATTTATCAGGAATGAGAAAAAAGTACAGCTAGATTGCTTAAATTGTAGATATGTAATTCATAACTGAATCTATTTGTTCATGGAGATAAATTAAATTATGATTGTTATCTATAGTAAAATCTGCCATTGTTTCATTTAACGTCATGCTATCAAATTTTTCAGTTGCTAATATTTCACTACGGTCGACCCATAAAGCATAATCGTAAATTTTTTGTTCTTTTAACGCATAAAACTCTCGTGCATTTCTAAGGCCGCAATATATGTCGTATTCTTTAAATATCTCAGTGCCTAATCTAGCAGGGTTTTCTTTATTATAATCACTAATAAGATCATACCATTCAGCTCTATGATTGTGTCTATCAGCATAACATTCTTCGTAATTAGAATAATTATACTTTTCTTTTAGTTGATCATATATAAAAAGTTTAGAACAAAATTCACTACTGCTAATAAAATTATAGCCGTAATTATTTTTTAAAATGTCACAAACAGTGTCTTTGCCGTGTCTACTGTGACCAATAACAAGTAATTTCATACTTTACTATATTATAAAAAATATAAAAAGTCAATAAAATTATCCTATAGTAAAACCGTAACCAACACCACCTGTAACTGCTGTTGACACTTCTTTTTCTAATTTTTCTAATTCAGCTAATGCTTCTGATTTTAATTGACTACCATTAAGACTTGTACCGCCTTGCGGGCCTGCAATTGTAGCAAACTTTTCTCTTGCTTCGCCTAACATAAATTTTGCTGTTGCAAGTGTATAATCTTTTATCCATTGTTTAGCTAAGTAATCTTCAAGAAGTTGTTCATCAGGTCGATAATTATAACACATTAATAATAAATTTTCTTGCGTTCTAGGCCTTTGAAGTAGTGTTAATTTTTTTGTAGCTGTATTCCATTTAAATTCAATAAAAGAACCAAACATTCTGCCTACTAATTCTTGGTATTGAGTAAAAAAGTTATAGGTAGCTAGTCCGCCTAAATTTGTTCCACTCATTAAGTAAGTATTTGTGTAAGCTAAATTAAAAGGCTCAAAAAGAGTTCCGCCGTCTCCGCCTCCGCTTCTAGACCCTATACTTCTTCTAAAAATCTGTCTTACTTCAACAATTTCATTAGGTAAAGTATATTCGTTTTGATCTTCGACTGTAGGCATGAAGAAATATGATTCTTCAACACTGTTATCTGAACGCTGTCTAAATTTAATTAATGCTTTGTTTAATGCTGTTTCGTAGTGCACAGGATCTAACTCAACGTCTACCATGCCGCCACCTAGTAGAGTGTACACATAATCAAAAATTTCTTGTCTTGTAGTAGTTGCCATTGAAGATCTCCAATGTATTTATGTGAATAAATACTGTATGCCAAGACTAAGTTTATATAAACCCGAACGTGGACCCGACTATGAATTTCTAGATAAACAGATCTATGAAATGTTTACTGTAGGCGGCGTTGATATGTTTGTTCATAAATTATTAGGAACAAAAATTGATCCCGATTCCGATTTTGTAAATCCGAATGCAACCGACGGCGGAATAACAGATCCTTTGAACATTCAAGACGTACTATTTTTAGAAAATAGAGATAGATCTTACGAAAAAGATATTTACAACATACGATGTGTATTTAATTCTGTTGATTTAGATTTTGATTTAAAACAGTTTGGATTATTCTTAACCAATGACACATTATATTTAACTGTACACATAAGAAGCTTAGTGAATACATTAGGAAGAAAAATTATAAGCGGTGATGTGATAGAATTACCTAACCTGCGTGACGAATATGCCTTAAATGATTCAGATTTTGCTATAAAAAGATTTTATGTTGTAGAAGACGTAAGTCGTGCATCACAAGGCTTTACACAAACATGGTATCCGCACTTGTATAGACTTAAAATAAAACGAATTTATGATTCTCAAGAGTACAAAGATATATTTAATATAGATACAGACGGCGACGGTAATCCATATCCTAGTACAGGATCTAATGGAGGTGGTTCTACTTTTGATACAGATATAGCTATAAATGAACTAATAGTACAAGAAGCCGAGGAAAATGCATTACTAAGTGGTTATGATACTACACATTTTTTCACGGTTACAACTGACGAGAATGGAAATATTGAACTTGTTGATACCGATAGTGATGGTATATTAGACACTATGTCGCCGACGCCTAAAAAATCAGGCTATGCTGGATATTTGTTAGGAGATGGATTTCCGCCTAACGGATCTCCGTTTGGTTTAGGAAAATATTTTCCTCTAAATAGTGAAGAAGGGGATTATTTTTTGCGAACTGATTTTTTACCTCGTAGATTGTTTAGATATAGCAAGGACAGATGGGAAGTAATCGAAGATGAAGTTAGATTAACTCTTTCTAATACTAATACAAGAAATACCCAAAAGACTACATTTATTAATAATACAAAAACTGATACTATAGCAGGCGAAGAAATCGAAGAACGTCAAAGCTTAAGTAAAGCATTAAGACCAAAAAGTGATTAGATATGCAACATTTTTACGATAATCAAATTAGACGATATCTACTTCAAATTGTCAGGCTTATGAGTAATTTTTACTGGAAGGATGGCGAAGGAGATGAAAGACAAATACCTGTTGCATACGGGGATATTAGTAGGCAAGTAGCTAATCAATTAGCACAGAATAGTGAAGCAATAGCTCCTAGTGTGCCTAGAATGGCTGTATATGTAACTGGGTTAAATATTGACAATGCTCGTAGAGCAGATAGTTCGTATGTACATAAATTGCACATAAAAGAAAGACGGTACGATTCTGCAGGCAACGAGTATCTCGAACAAGAAGGAAAAAATTATACCGTAGAAAGATTAATGCCTACTCCTTATATTATGACTACAAATGTTGATATATGGAGTAGTAATACCGATCAAAAGTTGCAAATATTAGAACAATTATTAGTTTTGTTTAATCCTAGCTTAGAAATACAAACTACTGATAATTATGTAGATTGGACTAGCTTAACAACAGTAACATTGTCAAATGTAAATTGGTCTAACAGATCAATACCAGTAGGTACCGACGACGACATAGACATTGCAACTTTAACTTTTGAAATACCTATTTTTATAAGCCCGCCGGCTAAAGTAAAAAGACTTGGCGTTATTACAAATATTATTTCTAGTATTTTTGTCGAAGAAACAGGAACAATTGTACAAGGTTTAACAAAACCAGAAGTGAATCAATGGCAAGATGTTGATACCATAGGTACAGGATCACAATATAAATTAGATGTCGATGCAGATGGAAACGTTACAGAAATACAACAAAACAACGGATCAGAAAAAGGCGAAGCAACAGCAGTAATTGGCACAAACTATCAAGACTGTAGTATTATTGTGTTAGACGGCAAAGCTGAACTTATAAGAGGCGAAGGTTTACCTGCTGCATCATGGGAAGGTTACATAGTTGCTTTGCCTTTCCAATTCCAAGATTACGTTACTACTATAAAATTAAGACGAGTTGATACTGGTTACGAAATTACTGGTAGTGTATCAGTTGATCCCCTAGATCCAAAAAAATTAGATATAGATTTTGATATCGATAGTACACCGAGTGACACTCTTATAGATGGACCTAATGGTACAAGAGGTAATGTTGATTTCGTAGTTAATCCTTATAAATTTAACCCAACAGATTATCTTAGCTCTAATCCTAGAATATTAATTCTAGAAGATATTAATACTAGTGATAATGTTGGTCAAGATGTAGGACAAACACCATATAACTTCGTCTATGACGGACCAGATGCATGGAAAAATAGTTTAGGTAAGGATACATTAATAGCTAGCGCTGGTGATATAATCGAATGGTCTGGCACAGAATGGGTAATTGTATTCGATGCTAGTAATCATGATAGTGGCATAATTTATACCACTAATCTTAATACAGGTATTCAATACAAATATACTACTGATGATGCATACTGGACAAGGTCTTATGATGGTATATATCCAGCCGGAACATGGCGGCTAGACTACAACTGATATATACAGTATGTCTAACATCAAATGCAGCGGTGCTTTTATCTATTGTATCAATACAGAAAGATTTTTATTCTTATACAGAAAAAAAAGTAAAAATAGTAATGTATGGGGGTTAGTCGGCGGAACAAACGAAAAAGACGAATCCTTAGGTAATGGCTTATTGAGAGAAATCCAAGAAGAAATAGGCACAGTAGATATTAAAAAAATTATACCATTAGAAACTTTTTCTAGTAATGATAACAAATTTTTTTATTACACTTATATTTGTATTGTTGAAAATGAATTTATACCTAAATTAAACGGTGAACATTCAGGATACGCATGGAGCAAATATAAAGATTGGCCGCAACCTTTACATAATGGTGTGAAAAAAACAATCAATAGTAGTATAGTTAAAAATAAATTGAAAACAATTTTTGAAATTTACAAAGAAATGTAATCTAAAATTTTAGCTTTTACAATGCCGTTGTCTTCTAACCATTTAATTGCAGCTAATTTTACTTTTTCGTCTTGAGATTCTCTAAAAAAAGTACTATCGCTCAAATGGTCTAAATGATCAAATAGTTGTTTTACAGCATCTCTATCTTTTAAACCACTTGATTTTATATTGTGTAGTATGTTCAAAACAAATGTGTTACCTTCTGTTGATTGCATACCTAAGTTCATTTTTAACTCACTTATCAAAATTATGTATAACTGTTACTGGTTTATCTAAATCAGGAGCAGAAGTAAACTGTATATAATATCCGTCTAAATAAGGGCCTGTTGAGGTGCCTGCTTTCAAAATATATCCTGTATTTGCCACATAATTACCAATCACGCCGCCTGAAGTATCTACACCTAATTCTAGCTGATTAGCAGCTGGCACGCTTTCGATATTATGACTACCCGGTGAACTCGAATCATCAGTGTTCAAGTTTTCAATTGCATCATCGGGATTTGTTTCTACTTGACTAACAAACACTAATTCACCTGGATTAAGTCCATGTGGATTAGCTGTTTGAATTACCGTAGTTGTTCCGACACTAATAATAGCGGTAATTTCTACTCTATTTCCTGGATTTTGAATAAGTGTATAA